AGTTAGTACAGATGGCACAGCAAGTGCAACAGATGCAACAACAAGGAGAGTTACCAAATGCCTCAACACTTGGGGGTTGATGGATATCCAAGACCTAAAGAAAAAGACGAACAAATTTCAAAAGTTATTGATTCAGTATTTAAAACTCCTAATGGTAAGGAGATGCTTCAGTATATGAGGTCAATAACTATTGATGCAGTAAGTGGTCCTAACATATCTGATATAGAACTTCGACATTTAGAAGGTCAAAGATATTTAGTCGCTTTATTAGTTAAACGAATCAATCATGCAACGAGGTTAAAACAATGAGTGAAGAACAAGTTACACCAACAGAATCAGCTACAGAAACCCCTACAGAAACTAGTGTACCTCCAACTACTACTGAGTCTGTAGCTGAACCAACAAGACCTGAAGGACTACCTGAAAAGTTTAATACTTGGGAAGATATGGCTAAGTCATATTCTGAGATAGAGTCTTGGAAAGGTAAGAAAGAAGAAGATATCAAGGCAGGACTTCTTCAGGAACTAGAGACAGAAGCCTACTCTAACAGACCTGCAAGTTCAGGTGACTATCAAATACCTGAAGTATTAGATGAGGGTGAAGCTGCAACTAATCCACTTCTTAAATGGTGGGCAGATTATTCTTGGGAGAATGGCTTATCACAAGATGAGTTTAATGAGGGAATAACTAAATGGGCAGAGCATACTGGATCAAATCAACCTGATCTTGAAGCTGTAAAGAAAAGTCTAGGTGACAATGCTAACCTAAGAGTAGAAGCTACACAGTTATTTGTGCAAAAGTTTTTTCCTGAAGAGTTGCAAGATGCAGTTGCAGAACTGGGATCAACAGCAGAAGGAATTAAAGCATTAGAACTTATACAAAGATCAATGCAACAAACTAATGTTAATCCACAAGCCACTGCTCCTGCTAAAACAACTATTGAAGATCTTATGACTAAGATGAAAGATCCTAGATACTATGATCCTACAAGAAGAGATAGGGCATTTGTTCAAGAAGTGACAGATGGCTTTAAGAGAATTTAAAGGCGAGGGTATCTATGATGGATACCCAATCGTCAAAGCCAAAGTAAGTCATGTAGATTATCTGCAAAATAACCTAAGAGATGCAGATGTTAGGGAGTGCATTATACATGGTGCTACTCCTTTTCGTGCATTGATGGCAGGTATTAGAGAACCAAATGGCGAAAGTTATACTGTAATGGTAGATAAAAAACCTGCTTTGATGTTTGGTTGCAACCCAATATACAGTAATATGATAGGTAAAATATGGGCATTAGGCACATATGATATCGAAAAAATACAAAGAAAGTTTTTAAAATGGTGCAATCCAGTAGTGGATTACTACCAAAAACAATATTATCAACTAGAAAATGTAGTACCTGCAGACCATGCCAACACCTTATCATGGCTTGATTTCGTAGGTTTTGAGATTCTTGATCCACCAGTTATGATAAATGGTTTTGCAGTTTTACGATTTGTACGTTGCAAAGGCGAAGAAATTTTGGTAAACAAAGAATATAGCCCAGTTGTTAGCTGATAGCCCTTACGGATAACTAGATGATGCTAAGATGGATAACTAGATAAAATGTAACATTAACTTTTTTGAGGAGAACTATAATGGCTAATACAATAGACACAGCCTTTATTACGCAGTTCGAAACAGAAGTTCATTTAGCTTATCAAAGAATGGGTAGTAAATTAAGAAATACTGTCCGTACTGTAGCTAATGTGAGTGGAAGTACAGCACGATTTCAAAAGATCGGTACTGGAACTGCATCAACTAAATCCAGAAATGGACAAGTAACACCAATGGAATTGGCACACACCACAGTAGATGTGAGTATGTCTGACTTCTATGCTGCTGAATTTATCGATAAGTTAGATGAATTAAAGACTAACATAGATGAGAGACAAGCTGTTGCAACAAGTGCTGCGGCTGCTCTTGGTCGAAAGACTGACGAGATCTTATATACTGCTATGGACTCAGGTGCTAATAGTTCAGCATTGCATGACACAAGTTCTGCAGTTGAAAAGGCAGACTTACTAAGTGCGTTTGAAACCTTTGGTACAAATAACATACCTGAAGATGGTGGCAGATATATTGCTATGCACCCAAAGGGATATGCTGACTTATTTTTAATTACTGAGTTTGCATCATCTGACTTTGTTGGTGAGCAAAACTTACCATTCGCAGGTGGCATGAGTATGAAAGAGTTCTTAGGATTTAAGATATTCTCTACTGCTGCAATTACTGCAGGTAAGAATATGGTCTATCATACAAGTGCAGTAGGATTAGGTATTGGTGCTGACGTAAGTACAGAACTAAATTATATACCTGAGAAAGTATCTCACTTAGCAACCTCAATGATGTCTATGGGTGCTGTTGTTATTGATAACAATGGTGTCTATGAACTTCTTGATAACAATTAATAGGAGGATCAAATGGCTTACGCAGCAAGTGGACTTCATAAAATGGCAGGTGCTAGTGGTGTTCAACTCTTTATCTACCAAACAGCAGATGCTATTGCGACTGTAAATACTGCAGGGTATTTTAATGATGCAGCAGGTATGCTGAATATTAGAGATCTAATAATTGTTATGGATACTAATACACCAACAACACATTTTTGTACTGTTTTATCCAATACTGGATCAGTGGTTGACGTTTCAGACGGAACTGCTGTAGCAGAAACAGACTCAGACTAAAGGGAGGGGGAGCAATCCCCCTTATCTTATATGGCAAGTACTGTAGCAAATTCAGCAATCGATATAGCATCTAGGGCATTAGTTCTTATAGGTGCAGAACCAATTACATCTTTTGACTCATCTAGTACTGAAGCATTGGTAGCAAGTAATATGTATGAAGATACTGTTCGTGCTACATTGGCTACAGCAAGATGGAGGTTTGCATCAGAACAAGCTGTACTAAATCAACTTACAGATAAACCGACTGGTAGATTTGATATTGCTCATCAACTACCAAGTGATCTTCTTGTCCTACATGGTGTAACTATCAGTGATAGATTAATAGAATATACTGTGTATGGTGACAAAGTATTCAGTGATTCAACTACTGCTGACACTTTGATAGCAGACTATACATTCAGAGCAGAAGAAGTTAACTTCCCAAGTTATTTTGCATTAGCACTACAATACTCACTGGCATCTATCTTTGCTACATCAATAGCAAGAGATGATAGGCTTATGCAGTTAATGGAAACAAAAGCAAATATGTTAATGGCAAAAGCTAGAAACCTAGATGCACAACAACAAACAACAAGAAGATTATCAACATCAAGATTTATTACTAATAGGAGAAGTTAAATGGCAAGAGTGAGAGTGCCATTAAATAACTTTCAGTTTGGTGAAGTTAGTCCTGCACTTACATCTAGGACAGATACTAAAGTATATACTAATGCTGCAGAGCAAGTTAGAAACTTTTTTATTAGATCAGAGGGTGGTCTAAAGAAAAGAACTGGTACAAAAAGATTAGCAAACTTTGGTAGTAGTCCATCATTTACAGCAACAGCAAGTCTAAGACAGAGTGTACGAATAGAACCATTTATATTTTCAGATGATGAAAAATATATAATAGCCTTTAGTAATACAAGAATAGAGATATTTCAAATCAGTCCTAGTGATGGAACAGTGTCATCTATACAGTCACTTACAAGTCAATCATGGTTAGTCAATACAACATCAGCATCTTATCTTGAAGAGATTACCTTTGCACAGCAAGGCGATCTAATGTTTATCTGTCACAATACATTTCAGACTAGAATATTGGAACGTACTGGTCTTACAACTTTTGCAGTATCTACATTTAACTTTGATACATCACGAGATGGCAATGATATATTCCAACCATATTTTCCATTTCAATCATTAGGAACAACTATTACTTCAAGTTCTACTGGTGAAAGTGCTACTGCTACAACTTTGACAACATCATCAGATTATTTTGTAAGCGGTCATGTTGGTACGGATTTAGTAATTGGAGAAACTAGAGCAAGAATAACTGGTGTTACAAATGCAACAACTGCTTCAGCTACATTGCAAGATGTATTAACACAACAACTAGAAATAGATAGTATTAAAACATTTGAGGGAAGTGGCACAGTTAGAGTTACCAAAGCCTTGCATGGTTTAGCAACCAGTGCATCTATTACAATAGAAAGATCAGGTGCAGTTGGTGGTATTGCTAATAGTAATATCAATGGTGCAAGGACTATAACTGCTGTTCCTGATGAAAATACATTTGAATTTACTGCAGGTGGTAGTGCCACTGCTACATCAAGTGCCATTGGTGGAGGTAGTCCAAGAATAATTACTGGTGCAGCAACTACTGAGTTTAGTGAAATGAGTTACTCATCACTGAGAGGATATCCTGCTGCAGTTACATTTCATCAAAATAGATTATGGTTTGGTGGTACACTGGCACAACCTGATGGTATATGGGGTAGTAAGTCAGGACAGTTCTTTAACTTTGATGTAGGTGATGCCGCAGATAATGATGCTCTTGATCTAACTGCAAACGTAGGTGAAATATTTTCTATAAGGCATCTAGTATCAAACAGAGATCTACAAGTCTTTACTACTGGTGCTGAGTTATTTGTTCAAGCACCAACTGATAAACCAGTTACACC